CAGGGTGACGAAGCTATAGCTCAGACTGGGCTTGGCAACAACATCTCTGCGGTTAACACAGCAGGTTCAACCTCAATCGGTCGAAGCAAGAATGCCTTGGATGGTGGTTCAATTGCAACGACTAACACTCTTCCGCTTCGTGTAGTTGACTTTGTGGACGGCCCAAGCAGTGCTGTTGGTGATGCTTTCACCGACTGTATTGTGACGTATCTGCCGCTCAGTCATGCTTACGAAACTAAACTTGGCGTATAAGGAGCTATAAGAAATGGCTATTTCAAGAGCACAAATGCTTAAAGAACTCCTTCCGGGTCTTAACGCCCTTTTTGGTTTGGAGTATGAAAAGTACGAGGACGAACACACTCTCATTTATGAAACAGAGAGTTCTGATCGTTCATTTGAAGAGGAAGTCAAGCTGAGTGGTTTTGCCGCTGCGCCAGTGAAAAACGAAGGTTCTGCAATCTCTTATGATTCAGCGCAAGAGTCTTTCACCGCAAGGTATAATCACGAAACAATAGCGATGGGTTTTGCTATAACTGAAGAGGCGATGGAAGATAATCTCTATGACTCGCTTTCTGCACGTTATACCAAGGCACTTGCCCGTGCTATGGCTTATACCAAGCAGGTAAAAGCTGCGTTTCCTCTAAACAACGGCTTCACTAACGCATTCCAGACGGGTGACGGGGTTAACCTGTTCACTGCATCTGGTGATGGTGTTACTGGTGGAGACGGTCATCCCTTGGTTAACGGCGGTAAGAACAGCAACCGTCCCGCAACTGCGGCTGACTTGAACGAGACATCTCTGGAGAATGCAATCATTGAGATTGCGGCCTACACTGATGAGCGTGGCCTGCTTATCGCAGCGCGACCAACTCGTTTAATTGTTCCACCTAACCTGATGTTTACTGCTGACCGCCTGCTGGAAACAACCCAGCGTGTGGCGACAGCCGACAACGACATCAATGCTATCCGTAATATGGGTGCGATTCCAGAAGGTTACTCTGTCAATCACTATCTGACTGACACCAACGCTTTCTACCTTCTCACCGATATACCTAACGGTATGAAGCATTTTGAAAGAACGGCTCTAGAGACCAGCATGGACGGTGACTTTGACACTGGAAATGTTCGGTACAAGGCGCGAGAGCGTTACTCTTTCGGGGTCTCCGATCCCTTGGGCATTTACGGTTCGCCCGGAGCATAAACCGTTTCACGGAAGGGGGAGCCTAGCTCCCCTTTTCCTTATTCCTGACTGCTTAACAATAGCAGACTAACCCAGACAGGGAGAACCACATGGGTAATACTACATTTACTGGAGCGGTACGCTCCGAAAGTACTTTCAAAACCGTCAGCAAAAACACCACGACAGGTGCAATTACTGAGGTAGTCACTGTCGGTGACGGCCCTGTAAGTCTTGCTGACTCCAACGTCACTCTTACCAACGCCACGCATAGCGGAAGGATTCTTCTTGTCCCAGATGGCGGTCAGGACAACACCTACACGTTACCTGCACCCATAGCAGGGTCTATTTTCAGGTTTGTTTATGCAGGTGGAGCGGCTGATGCCACTGATGCGCTCATTATCACCCCCGGAAATAGCAACTTTTACATTGGTGGTGTGACCTTACTAGATACTGATGGCGACTCAATTAGCTCAGTATTTTCTAACGGAAGCTCAAACAGCAGTATACAGTTGAATGTGCCTGCCGGATTTGATGTAACCATCGTTGGATTAAACACGACGAATTATCAAATCTTCGGAAATGTTACGAGCACAACTGCGCCTGCATTTGCTGATCAGTAAATTCACATGAGGAGGCTGGCCTTGGTCAGCCGTCCCAATTATTACAGTGAGGAAGTTTAAATGGCTGATGCAGTTGCAACACAGACGATAAATGATGGCCCACAGTTTGCTGTTTTCAAGTTTACTAACGTAAGCGATGGATCAGGAGAGTCTGCTGTTAAGAAGATAGATGTCTCCGCTTTAAATGCTGATCCTGTTACCAAGCAGTCTTGTACGTCTGTCACCATACAGAAAATATGGTACAGCACGGCAGGTATGAGTGTCAGGATAGATTTTGATGCAAGCACAAATGTTCTGGCTTGGCTTTGTATAGCTGATTACGCTGATACTGTTGACTTTTCAGAGTTCTCTGGGATACCTAACAATGCAGGCAGTGGTGTGACGGGTGACATTGACTTTACAACCATAGGTCATAGTAGCGGTGACATCTATACTATTTGCATGAAAGTTATCAAGCATTATGGCTAGAAACTACAAGGCTGAGTATCAGAATTATCACTCAAAGCCTAAGCAGAAAAAACGTCGAGCTAACCGTAATGCCGCTAGGGACATTATGGAAAAGAAAGGTCTTGTTAAGAAAGGTGACAAGAAGGACGTAGATCACAAGGACAGGAACACCAAGAATAACAAGGCAAGTAATTTACGTGTAACATCACAGACGAAGAACAGGTCTAGAAATGGCACAAAAAAAGTCCAAAGCAAAACCCAAGGCAAAGCCAAAAGCAAAGTCTCGCGTAAACGAGGCAGGTAACTACACCAAGCCAGAGATGCGTAAGCGACAGTTTAATCGCATCAAAGCTGGCAGTAAGGGTGGAAAGCCCGGTCAATGGTCTGCCCGAAAAGCACAGATGTTGGCTAAGGCTTATAAAGATGCAGGTGGTGGCTACAAGTCATGACGCTTAAAAAATCCCAGAAGTCTTTGAAGAAATGGACAAAGCAGAAATGGGGAACCAAGTCAGGCAAACCATCCACTCAGGGTAAAAAAGCCACTGGTGAACGGTATTTACCAAAGGCGGCAAGGGATGCGCTAACAGACAAAGAGTATGCCGCTACGTCAAGAAAGAAACGAGCGGATACCAAGAAAGGCAAGCAGCATAGCAAGCAACCAAAAAAGATAGCTAAAAAGACAGCGAGACATCGCAAATGAGCTTAACAGATGCCGAAAAGAACAGGCTTAAAAAGGTTGGTTTAACAGGTCTCAACAAACCCAAGAAAACGCCTAGCCATAAAACCAAGAAAGCGGTTGTGGCAGTTCGTGATAAAGGCAAAGTCAAGCTAATACGGTTTGGTGATCAGAAGATGGGTCACAACTATTCCAAGGAAGCTAGAAAGAGCTTCAAGGCTAGACACGCGAAGAACATTAAAAAGGGGCCGACAAGCGCAGCTTATTGGGCAAACAAGGTTTTCTGGAGTGGTGAAGGCGGCAGTAAGAAAAGCCCACCTAAATCACAAAAGCAAAAATTTGGTAAAAAATAATGGCGACAAGCGGAACGTATACATTTGACCTTGACCTTGGTGATGCAATGGAGGAAGCCTTTGAAAGGGCTGGCCTTGAGATGCGTAGCGGTTATGATTACAGAACAGCTAGGCGTAGTATCAACTTGTTGATGTTAGAGTGGCAGAACAGGGGATTGAATCTGTGGACTGTCCAGTCTAAAAGTCAGGCACTTACGGGCGGTACTTCAGCCTATACGTTAGATTCTGACGTACTGGATATAGTTGAAGCGTTTGTCAGGACAAATAGCGGCAATGTGACCAGTCAGTTTGATCAGTCTCTTACCCGCATATCGGTATCTCAATATGCACAGCTTTCTAACAAGTTAACACAAAGCAAACCGACAGAGTTTTTTGTTGAAAGAACTGCAACAGGTATTATAGTCAACTTGTGGCCTGTACCTGATTCTCAGGAAACGTATACCTTTGAATATTATTATATGAGACGCATTGAGGATGCTGGAAAACCAGCATCAAATACCATGAGTGTGCCATCAAGGTTTTTGCCTTGTCTTGTTGCGGGGTTAGCGTATCAGGTTTCGCTGAAATATGCAGAGGCTAATCCAAGATCAACGATGTTAAAAACAGAGTATGAGGAGCAGTTCAAGCTCGCGTCTGATTCTGATAGGGACAAGGCTTCGCTCTTTGTATCTCCGGGAGGCTACACCAATTGAGCAGAACAAAAGGCAAATACGCTTTTGGGTTTTGTGACAGAACAGGGTTTCGTTATAAACTAACTGATCTAGTCCCACAGATACTAAACCAGAGACCTACAGGTATGTTGGTTGGTAGAGACGTTGTTGATCAAGATCAGCCTCAGTTACAGCTAGGCAAGTTGCATCTGACAGACAACCAGTCTTTGAGAAACCCAAGACCAGATAGATCCCTTGTTGAAAGCAGGGAGTTTTTTGCGTTTAATCCAGTTGGTGGCGGTGTTACGCAACTTGGAAGCAGAACAGTTGGACTTGATATTACTGGTGAAGTTGGAAGGGTTACAATAACAATCAGCTAAGGTATTGATTATGGCAAAGCTAGAAGTGTTTCAAAACGGTAATTTTGCTTCAGGAGAGCCTGTCTATCAGATTGGCACTAAATACCC